CGTAACTCCACTGGCTCCAACAAACTGGATGTCCGTGGTGAAGGCGGCTACGTCCTGATCACACCCAGCAAAGGATACGAATGGAAGATCGACGAGCACTTCATTGCTGAAGACATGGACGATCTCCCTGCGCTGAACCAAACCGATCTTGAGAACATCTTAGCGTTCAACAACGAAGGCAAAGTCCAGAAGATCACGCAGCATCTGACTGAAGACCCCGTCAAGATGGGTGAGCGCAACGATACCTTGGCACGGCTGGTAGGCCGGTGGATCAAGGAAGGTTGGGGTCAGCGAGAGGTGTTGATCAAAGCCCAGGATTGGAATCAAACCTTAGCCCCACCCATGGGACTGATCGAAGTCACGCAGACAACGGTCAGCATTATCCATGGTCATATCCAACGACACCCTGAAGATGTCGATGGTGGTGCGTTGAGGTGGCAGACAAGTAACTGGCACGTCGATCTCACTGAAGAGCTCAAGGAAATCCAAAGCCAGGAAGATCCCATCGAAGCGGAGCCTGCAGAAGTAAAGCACCCGCTGGGGTTAGAGGTATTCACCCACGAGAGTTGGACTGAGTTAGATGATTCCACGGTTGAGCAGTACTGGGGTGATCGCTTTGTCTTTCAACGCTCAAGGGTGCTGCTGTTAGGTAAGCCCAAGATCGGTAAGTCGAACTGGCTTGGTGGCTTTGCCGCCGCTGCTACAACGGGCACTGAATTCATGGGGGTACCATTCAGCCGACCGCTTAAGGTGGTGTGGTTACAAGCGGAGATCATCCGTGAGTTCATCAAGAGCCGAGTTGAAATGTACTATCGGAAGTTTGAATCCGACCCCGATCTCCTGCAGCTGGGGTACAGCAACCTGATTCCGAGTGGGCGCCTACGTAAGAACCTGATGCGAGACGGTGACATCCAGATGATCAGCGATGAGATCGCTTATCACGAACCCGACCTCGTCATGATCGACCCCATCATTAACTTCTTTGATGGAGAAGAGAACAACAACGCTGAGATTCACAAGCTATTGGATCGCATCGATCTCTTGATTGAGGCGCACAATATCTGTGTGATTGTCGCCCATCACACCGGCAAAGAACGTGCTGATGACAAGAGCTTCATGTCAGCACGGGGAGGCAGTGCCTTCGCAGGCTGGTTCGACAGCGGCATCAAGCTATTGGGCGAGAAGCCTGATGTGAATCTCTTCTATGAGGCACGTAATGCACAGGAACCCAACGAACATCTGGCGGCATTCGACTTTGATGAGGGTGAGTGGAAGGTCAATGCGTTCACACCGATCACTCCAGGCAAACAACATTCAGAGGAAGATCAGGTTGCGATCGGTCGTGTGCTGATGGGGGCTATGGACAGTGTCACTTTTTACCGACGCAAGGAACTAGAAATCTTGGCACGTCAGGCATTGAAGAAAGCGAAGATGCCTAGTGGTATTCATGCTTCTAGAAATGCTGTCACCTACGTACAGAAATACTTAGGTGATAAGGTCAAGACGTATGCTGAACCTGGCAAAGCGGTGTGGCATTACCTAGCATCGAATGATATGCAGAAGCCGTGGGAAGTGGAATGAAAGGGGAGGCGGCTCTTGCCTTGGGAAACAAAAACCGCTTATCCCCACGCTTTTTCACTCATGCATCACGAGGGCAGATGCATACTTGGAGTATAACGTAATGGGCATGAGAGTTCTTGATTTGTTCAGCGGGATCGGGGGGTTTAGCCTCGGTCTCGAGCGGGTAGGCATGGAGACCGTGGCCTTCTGTGAGATTGAGCCGTTCTGTCGGCGCATCCTGCAGAAGCACTGGCCTGATGCCATCATCCATGAGGACATAAGGAAGATCGATGGACGACAATACCAAGGGGCAGTTGAGCTTGTTTGCGGAGGGTTCCCCTGCCAGCCTTTCTCCCACGCTGGGGAGCAGCGAGGCAAGGAAGATGACCGCCATCTCTGGCCGGAGATGTTACGAGTTATACGGGAGGTTCAGCCAGCTTGGGTGCTTGGCGAAAACGTGCCTGGAATCATCAGTATGGAACTCGACCAGTGCCTCGCTGACTTGGAAGAAGCGGGTTACTCCGCAGGGGCGTTTGTTATTCCAGCTTGTGCCGCAGATGCCCACCACATTCGCAATCGAGTCTGGATTTGTGCCCACGCCAACGGCCCAGCCTTACGGAACGGGGCAGAATGGGCAACGCAAGGACGGCACAACGTTCAAGGGAGCAGGGATGCCCAGCTTGCACACGATGGCACGTCACAACCTATGGCCGACACCCACCCAGAACGGCAACTACAATCGCAAGGGGTTGAGCAAGAACAGCGGGGATGGGCTGGCAACAGCAGTGAAGATGTGGCCAACACCGAGAGGTCCGAAGTACGGAGCCGATCCGAAGAAGCTGATCCGAGAGAAGCGCAAGCAACCCAGCGATCTGGAGAGCGCAGTCGCACTGTGGCCTACCCCGGCGGCAAGAGATTGGAAGGATGGCAGAGTGGAGGGGATTGGGGATCGCAACACCCCGAACCTGGGCAGAGTGGTGGGCCAGTCGCCCAACACTGGGAGCCTGAACCCGACGTGGGTCGAGTGGCTAATGGGGTTCCCCATCGGGTGGACCGACTTAAAGGACTAGGCAATGCCGTGGTGCCCCAAGTGGTGGAGCGCTTAGGCCGTATGATCTTAGACATTGAGGAGGAGATGCATGGAACGTCAAGCGCCACGCTATAACCTGGTGGTAGGTCCGTACGAATTTGTGCAGGACATCAGCAATCTCAAGCGCTATCACATCCCAGGCGGCACCGTGGTGGATGAGACATGGATCAAACGATGGGCCTACGCACAGCAACTGGATGTGCAACGGGTCTATGCCCAGATAGATGGCCGTGCCAATAACGAAGTCCGACGCATGGGACGTTGGGAAGCGCAGACAAGAGAACGGTTTGAAAAGAACTTCGGAGAGGGCAACGTCAAATCAACTTAGGAGACAAAGTTAAAGTGAATTCTAGCTCGGCGCTACCCTGTTTAGGTAGGTACAGTGGAGGGTGTACCGACTGTACCTACCCAAAGTTAAGTGTTTGTTTTATAAGGGAAATAGGGTAGGTACGGTGGTACAGTCTGTACCTTGCTGTCCCTTGTACCTACCCCCTCTGGAGGCCGCATTCTATAAGGTAGGTACATGGTACACGCGGTACACTCTCTAAAGAGAGGGAGAGAAAAATTAAAATTTTCTCACCTCGGTACCCTCTCTCTCACTGTAGAGGTAGAAGAAAAAAAATTTTGAAAGAGGTTTTCAAATGGGAAAGATTAAGGTCAGAATACAGGCATGGCTGAAAATACTCAGGCGGCAGACATTACCGACAATCACCATCGGTATCCGGTCCATCAGAAACAACCCAAGCTTACGAAGATGCAACAGAAGTTCGTGCAGCTGTATGTGTATCACGATCTCCCCAACTACGAGTGTGCTCACCGTGCTGGTTACAAACATCCTCAAGAAGTTTCAACTCAGCTACTCAACAGTCCCAAGTTCCGTTACGTACAGGATCGGATTCACGAGTTGCAACATATCCAACAGCAGAAATACGAGATCACGTTTGAGAAGGTGGCTCGAGATCTGCAGACAATCCGTGATGCAGCGCTGGAAGATGGGAGCTATGGGCCTGCGGTCCAGGCTGAGTTAGGCAGGGCTAAGTTGGCAGGACTTATGGTGGAAAGGAAGGAAGTTAAGTACGGATCGATCAGCCAGATGGATCGGAGTGAAGTGGAGAGCAGGCTACGTGAGCTCATTGATTCCAACCAGCTTGCGCCCGTGCTGGAAGCCAGGGTTAAACGAGATGAGCTTGCGCCCGACGATCTCGAGGATATCGATGAAGCCGAGCTCGTTGAGGAGGACTAGTCTGAGGCCGGGTTCTTCTTACGTGACGGAGGACCACGCAAGTCTGGGCCTCGACGTTCAGCGACAGTGAGTTTGTGTGGGTTCTTGGCGGCGTTGTCTAAACGATTGCCTTTGACTCGGCATGCAGTTGAACACCAGATGCTGTACGCATTCATGCTTTGAAAAGGTTTCTCGCAGAGACGACACGTAAAGTCTCTGCGTTTCTTGAATGAGTTCAGCAAACGTCCTGCATCAGAGCGATCATTCATGAACAATCATTCCTCTCTTGCTTTTGATTCAACCTCATCCCATAGGTTGTAAGCGATCTCAAAACATTCATCCACGTTGGATGAGTAATGCATGTGGAATTCTTCTAAAGACTCATCAATGTAATGACCAAGAATGCAATCCTCTTCACCTGCTTCTGGAATAGTGGAACCATCCCCGCCAGTGATTAGTAATACACTGCCATCAGACAGCGTCTTGCTCAGGGCAGTACAACCACCACCCGTTCCAAGAATGCTGAAGCCTAGATTCTCAGCTACCTCTTCAACGCCGAGTGCTTCTGTTGCAAGTTCATCACTCTTGCAACCAACGCAAAGGAAAGCATCGTGCAGTGGGTTGTAGTCAATGCCTCCACGTTCGTAAACCCATAGACCGCATTTCCCGCAGGAGATCTTGCCGTCATGGTGTGCTTCTAATGTCGTCATGATTTTTTCCTCCAATCCAGTAAGGACATGATGCTTAGCTTGGGCTTAAGATCCGCAAGAATGTCTTGTCGTGATGGGCCAATCTCTAAAACGAAATTGAAATCCACGTACTCCACTTCAGGTAAGTACTCAATGTCAGCGATGACACGGAAGAAACCGTTGTCGATTTCTACTACCTCACCTGTGCGTTCTTCATCCACGATCTTGACGTAGGTATCACCACGCTTTTCGTGCATTACGATGCGGTAGGTGATGATGGAGCCAATGCTAACCACACCCTCCACGTAGTCATTGATGATTTTGATTTCGTTCATGAGGCAACTACCTCCACTGCTAGATTGATATCGCCATATGATTCAGTCACCCACTCACCGCTTTTTTTGAAAGCACTGAAGTGAACAGAGTTTTCGTATTCCTCATTGTCAATGTCTCTGACTGACTCATCTAATTGAAGAGCAAGAAAGAAATTGGTATCCGTTTCCTCTAGACATGTCACGGTGCCAGTTAAACCACGGGCATCTAAAGGTTCGAAAGGATAATCAAGGATGTAGGTTGGCTCTTCCGCAGTAGGAAATTGAACCTTGTCACCCTCTGATAGTTTTAAGATTGATGTGCTCATCTGATTTTTCTTCTCCATAAAATAAGTTGTTCATCTTCTGATTCAATGTCGTTAAAGAGTTTCCAAGTGGGAAAATAACGACGGTAATAACTGAGCTTCTCAGGCGTTGGCCGCTCTGAAACCCATGTCACTAAGTCATCTTTTGTGTCTAGATATACAACCTTGCTTTTCAGCACGTCTCTCATGGTTTTTAAGAGAAAGTGTTCGTTGATCAGGTGAGTGATCACAAAATCTAGACAAGTCCAATCGTCATCCAAGTAAGGAAAATCAGGGTTGGTTTCTTTCATCCAATCCATGGCTGCGTCACTGACGTAGCGATAGTAAGAATGAAAGTCACGCTCGTTCTGTCGTTGGTATGGAAAGTAGTCGTTAGCATGCCCCGCACCTTGGTTAGATACTTTGAAGGCACGCTCACCATCTAAGTAGATGGTCGCTGTAAAGCAGTGGGTTTCTTTTGACGCATACTTACCATGCTGCAAATTCTTAAGAGCAAGTCTTTGATGCATAGTTGATTCCCAAGTTTGTGAAAAAGCAAAACGAGTTTAGCACGAGGGCGTAACAAGATCCACTTGCGGCCAGCTTGCGCCTTAGTATTTATGCGGGCTTGCGCCCCATTGACCGACGCAAGGGTGCTTGCATCGGTTTCTCTAGACGGATGCATGAGTTATGAGTCCGTTATTTTGAAAACGGTTTTCTCTAGTTGGTTCCATACCCAAGTGGTGTCATACATCACGCCGTCATACTCAAATTCCATTGGGTATGCATCAAAATGCTTGAAATGATCCAGTGCGTAATCCTGAAATGCTTTA